GAATGGGGAAGATACAAATTTCAAGGCGAAGGCTACCTCTGCGGTATCGCCCCAGCCCTTGATGGTAGCTGTAGTGGCTCACAGCATTATTCGGCGGCGAGCAGGAACACAGAGACAGGTAAGCTAGTGAATTTAGTCCCCGCAGACAAGCCGCAAGATGTCTACAAGACGCTTGCAGATGCCGTCAATAAAGTCCTTAACTCGATTTCAAAAGGCTGTAAAAAGACTAACGAAGACAAGATAATGGCTGATCTTTGGCTAAAATATGGCGTGGGCAGAAAAGAGTTAAAAACCAATTGCATGACTTTTGTATACTCAAGTAGACAATATGGCTTTAGTGAACAGATTAAGAAACAAATCATGGAGGATATCACTGACAAAGTGCTTCACTCTAAGACCGCTAAAACTCACTTTTTTGGTGACATCAAGTCGCAAGATAAAGCAGCTAAGTTCCTAGCAGGCATTAGCTATGCGTGTGTTCAGCAAGTGCTATCTCCGGCGGCAGAGGGAATGGACTACTTTCAAAAGTGTGCAGGCGCATTAGCCAAAGAGGGTAAGCCGATGCACTGGCGTACACCGATAGGGTTTCCAGTGACGCAGAAGTACACGAAGTGGAACACACAGAAAGTTAAAGTGTACCTCTACGACAGAGTGGCAGGAATAAAGAAACGCGCTCAGATCACTTTAAACACGCCTGATCCTGATCGCATCTGTGTGCGCCAGAGCAAGTCTGGTATATCACCTAACGTCATCCACTCAATGGACTCTTCGCATCTACTGTCCACCGTACTTGCTTTAAAAGAGCGGGGCATCAACGACATGATGATGATTCACGATAGTTTTGCTGTCCCTTGCGAACACAGTTGGGACTTGTTCAACATCGTCAGAGAGACTTTTATCGCACAGTACGATGACTACTGTCTGTACGAGGCAATCTGGAAAAGCACGATGCAGCAGTTGTCTGATACCTCAGAAATCGAGGAACTCCCTCGACCTTCCAAAGGCGATCTAGATTTAGCCAAGATAGCAGATTCGGATTTCTGCTTTGCCTAGAACCCTGTAAGACCCTCCAGCAAACCTACCCCCCCCACAAGCCCACTTTTTAGTGGGTTTTTTATTGTGTCCACCTATATGAAGTAACCACAAGAGTAACGATCCGTGAAACCAACAGAACGTGCTTACGCACTTGCCAAAATATGTATGCAAAGAGGTGAACGACTGCCTCTTGCCCTACTTGACGAAGCCAAAAGACTGTCGATCAGTCTTGCGAGTTACGTCACACACGCCGAAGAAACTAAACCCAATAAACCTAAAATTGAAACGAAGGAGAGTCCAAATGGCTCGTCGAATTAAATTTACCACCCCAGCAGGAACAGCAGTTTACCCACACTTGAACAAGCCAGATGTTCAGTTCAATCCAGATGGTGTCTACAAGACCTCGCTGGCAATGGATGAATGTGACAATTTGATTGCGCTCTGTGAAGAATTAGGTCGTGAAGAATTTGGTGACAAAGTAAAGTTCAAAACGCCTTTTAACCGTGACGAAGAAAGCGGCCAAATGGTAGTTAAAGTCAAGTCTAAGTACGCCCCGATGTTTTTTGATAGCACGGGCGAAATCATGCAGGGCGATCAAATACCCCAGTTGTGGGGCGGCTCTACATTAAAGCTTGGTGGGACGATCTCCGCTTACTCTGTGTCCGGCTCAAAAGGTATTTCTTTGCAACTTAAAAAAGTTCAAGTCATCACGCCAATCTCAGGAAGTAACGATGGTGATGAGTCAGGATTTGATGCAGTTGACGGTGGCTATATCGCCAAAGAAATTCTCAAAGAGGAGTTCAACAGTGACGAGCAGGATGCAGACGAAGAAGCGATGGTACAAGAATCTGCAAGCCGATTCTAAAGCACAAGCTGTTGGTATCGCCAACGGTTTTCGATCTGGTCTAGAGTCGAAAATCTCAAAGCAAATTACTGATGCTGGACTGGAGTTGTCTTATGAGACAGACAAGATCACTTACCATGTTCCGTCCCGAATTTCTAAGTACACCCCAGACTTTAAGCTACCTAAGAAAGGTGGCTTTTTTTATGTTGAAACAAAAGGCATATGGGATTTAGAAGACAGGAAAAAGCATCACTATATCAAAGAGCAACATCCAGACATTGACATTAGATTTGTATTTTCTAATGCCAACAACAAACTTTATAAGTCATCGAAAACCACCTACGGGAACTACTGCGAAAAGCACGGCTTCCGATGGGCGCATAAAACGATACCTACAAAGTGGCTGGTCGAGTAGACAGTCAAAGGAGAGCAGGGGGGTGGCCGAAAGGTTGCCCCCTTTTTTGGCGTCATAAGGGGAAACACGATGGCATATACGGATAACGCATGTTGGGAATTGAATACGGTTTGCGAAGAATGCGGGGGTAAGAATTCCAAGGCTCTATACCTTCAAGATTGTGGCGGTCAGTACACATACTGCTACAAGTGTAATAAACGTACTGTTTTACGTGCGTCCGACCCTTTGGTCAATTTACTAACGGGAGGCAAGGACAATGAGTTTAACACTAGAGGCTAACGCCCAAAATCAACAAGAAAGCGAGAAGCTGCACCACATACCTTGTGAAGCTTGTGGCTCCAGAGACAATGCCGCTGTCTATACTGACGGCCATACATACTGCTTCGGATGTCGGAACATTCAACACGGCGATGAAGAAGGTTTAAATATCCAGGCACAAGCGCCCAAGCGATCTCAAGATTTAATCGACGGGTACTACACAACACTATCGAAGCGTTGTATATCCGAAGAGACCTGTCGTAAATTCGATTACCAAGTCACTGACAATCACAAAGGAAGGCCACACCACATCGCAAACTATCGGGATGCGGATGGCGTGGTGGTCGCACAGAAAGTAAGAGATGCCGATAAGAACTTTAGTATCTTAGGTGATGCAAAGAGTATGACCCTGTTTGGGCAGCACTTGTGGAATGGTGGTCGAAAGCTAGTGATCACCGAAGGCGAAATCGATTGCCTTTCTGTCTCCCAGATTCAAGGTAACAAATGGCCGACATGCAGCCTTGGTGGAGGTGCATCCAGTGGTAAGAAAGCATTGATAGCCGCTTGGGACTGGCTGCTGGCCTTTGACGAAATTATCTTAATGTTTGACCAAGATGCCAGCGGCCAGAAAGCGGCCATTGAGTGTGCTGAGTCATTGCCTATTGGCAAGGTCAAGATAGCCAAGCTACCACACAAAGACGCTAACGAGTGCCTACAAAAGGGTGATGGTAAAGCGATCATTGACGCTATCTGGAGAGCAAAAGATTGGAGACCAGACGGCATTGTTTCAAGCGATGACTTCAGGGATATCATAGGAAAGTCAGATTCAAAAAGCACCGTGGCCTACCCGTACAAACGACTCAATGAGATGACTCGCGGTATACGCACTGGTCTTGTGACTATCTGTGCAGGATCGGGTGTGGGCAAAAGTACTTTTATTCGCGAGGTTGCTTATGCGCTTCACCGTAGTGGTCAGACAGTAGGCATGTTGATGCTAGAAGAGACCAACAAAAGGACGCTACAAGGTCTGGTTGGACTCCACATGGAGAAAAACATCACCATCGATGAAGACTGTGCAGGTGAACCCGAAGTCGTAGAAGCCTATGACAGCCTGCTGGGTGGTAACCCTGTTTATCTGTTTGATCACTTTGGGTCTACTGCGGTTGACACCATTGTTAACAGAATTCAATACATGGTTAAAGGCATGGGCTGCAAGCATATCTTTTTAGACCATGTGAGTATTTTGGTCAGCGGCTTAACTGGGCAAGTGACTGACGAACGTAGGCTGATCGATCAGATAATGACTACTCTTAGAAAGCTAGTGCAGGAGTTAGACATATGTTTATTCCTTGTGAGCCACCTCAAGCGTCCAGAAGGTAACAAAGGCCATGAAAATGGTGCAAAGGTTCAACTATCGCAACTCCGTGGAAGCCACGCATTGGCGCAACTTGCAGACTTTTGTATTGGCTTACAAGTCAACGAAGAAGACCCAAGCGATGACACCCGCGAAATAGT